CTAAAAGCTTCAACATTCATAATAAGAATATGTAAAGCTGTTTCTATTTCAAATAAACTTTCTAGTTTTTCTTGTTGTAATTTTGTAATATTTGATTGCCATAATACTGACACATTTTCTATGTGGTCTGGTAAGTGTGTGGGTATCTCTTGCTCATACCAAGTTTTTATTACGCCCTTGGGAGCTATAATTAAGGCACCATCTATTTTACCTTTGTCATAAAGCATGGACATATTATCTATTAATACTTTTGTTTTACCTGTACCCATTTCCATGAAGTAAGCATAGGTCTCTTTGTTCCATGACTTTTCCAAGGCAGTCAACTGATGCGTGTAAGGCTTTGTCTTAAATTTATAATTCATCTTTCTTATTGACAATATACTTATCCAAACCTATATTGTCAAGGATGAAAGATTATAAAATTATTATTGTAGGGGGAGGCACGGCCGGTTACGTAACTGCTTTAATTTTAAAACAAAAATTTAAGGAACAGGTTAACGTAAAAGTAGTCAGGTCTAAAGACATTGGAATTATTGGTGTAGGAGAAGGATCAACGGAAGAGTGGTCATCTTTTTTATCTTTTATAAATGTCGATAAAAATTTAATAATTAAAGAGTGTGGAGCTACTTACAAATTTGGGATAATGTTTGATGGGTGGGGACATGAAAAATACTTGCACTCTGTATTTACAGATTTAGATATTAAAACAGGACAAGAACATATTGGTTATTTAAATTTAATTTTAAATAATAAAAAGTTAAATCATAATTTTATTTACAAAAATAAATTACCTAAAACAATTGAACCTTTGCAATATCATTTTGATACACATAAATTAAATGTTTTTTTAGAAAAAACGTGTGAAGAAAGAGGTATAAAAATTATAGACGATACTATTAATTATGTTGAAGTTAATAAAAAAGGTATTAGTTTTGTTCAAAGTGCGAAACAAAAATATGAAGGTGATTTTTTTATTGACTGCACTGGTTTTAAAAGATTACTAATAAGTAAACTAGGTGCTAAATGGAAGTCTTATAAAAAATATTTAAAAGTTAATTCTGCTATAACTTTTCAAACTCTAGACGAAAAAAATTATAACTGTTGGACTTTAGCGAAAGCTATGAAATTTGGTTGGAGATTTAAAATACCAGTTCAAGGTAGGCACGGAAATGGATATATTTTTTCTGATAAATATACAACACCTGAAAAAGCAAAAGCAGAAGTAGAAAAAGAATTAGGTTATAAAATAAATGTTGGTAAACATATTAAATTTGATCCAGGTCGTTTAGACAAAGTTTGGATTAAAAATTGTGTTGCTGTAGGTTTATCTGCTAATTTTGTAGAGCCGTTAGAAGCAACGTCAATTGGGACGTCAATACAACAATCTTTCTTATTAATGCATAATTTAACTAATCCTCTTAATTCTGTAAGAGAACAATACAATAATCAAATTGAAAGTATTATGGAAAATATAAGAGATTTTATTTATCTTCACTATTTAAGTTGGGGTAAAAATAATTCGTTTTGGAAAAACTATACATATTTTAATGCTCCACCTAGTCTTCAAAAAATGTTAGATTTATGGAGAGAAAGATTACCAATTAATGATGATTTAAAAGGATCTGATTATAAATTGTTTTGGGCGTGTAATTTTATTCAGGTTTTGCACGGAATTAATTTTTTTAAAAAAAGTAAATTTTTAAAAAAACAATATGATTTTTTACCAAAAGTAACTCGAGACGAGTTAGAACATTACCTTGATAGTACTGTAAAAAAAACATATAGTAATTATATATATAAAACACATAAAGAGATTATAAAAAATATTAATGAAAGTAATTAACACTAACAGTATTCCTAGTAGGGAAAGCACCGTCTATGTAATTCAAGAAATTGCTGGAACTAAAGCCGGTAACCCTAAGATAAATATTATGGGTGCTTCGCATTATGGTAAATTTGTTTTTTTATTACCAGAATTTTCACAAATGATTTTTTCGCCTGGTCCATTAATTTATAAGTTAAGACAAGGTTTAAAAAACTTTAAGCAAGGAGATTATCTTTTGCTTACAGGAGATCCTGCAATAATAGGTGTAGCCTGCTCTATTGTTTCTGACATAACAAATGGCAAATACAGTTTATTAAAGTGGGATAAACAAGAAAGAAAATACTATCCATTAGAACTTAATTTATATGAGAAAGGAGACATTAATGAATAATATTGATTTTGAAAAAGATCAACAAGATGCAATGAAACAGACTGACAATATTCAGTCACTTGCAGATCAAGTTGAAAGACTAGAAAATGTTGTAACAACTATAGAGGCAGCAGAAGAAAACATAAAGTTATTAAAAAAAAAACGAGATCATATATCAGGTGAAGTTATACCTACTATGATGAGTGAGATGGGTCTTGCGGAGTTAAAACTGCATGACGGATCTCATTTAAAAGTTTCAACGACGTATCGAGCTACCATAACGGAGGCAAATAAAGAGACGGCGTTTAACTGGCTTCGTAACAATGGACTAGGAGATATAATCAAAAACGAGATATCCGTATCTTTTGGTCGCAACGAAGATAACAAGGCGGCTGATTATGCCGAACTTGCAAAAGGTCAAGGGTTTCAACCAACACAAAAGATGAAGGTTGAACCCATGACTTTGAAAGCGTTAGTCCGTGAACGTATCGAGGCAGGTAAAGAAATGCCAACGGAAATTTTCGGAGTGTTCTCTGAAAATAAGACTACAATAAAAAGGAGCAAATAAACATGAACCAAGTAGCAACAAAAAAAGAAGGAGCGTTAGCAACAAATTTATTTGAAGCTGATGCAAATAAAGGAGCTCAAAACATATCGCAAGAAGATCTTGCGTTACCGTTCTTAAAAGTTTTGGGACAACTATCTCCAGAAGTTAATAAGAGAGATGGTAAATATGTTGAAGGCGCAGAGCCTGGCAAAATAATAAATACTGTTTCTAATGAACTGTATGACTCAATAAATGTCTTACCAGTTTTTTATAAAAGACAGTATGTAGAGTGGCAAGATAGAGGTACCAGCACTGGTGCACCTGTTGCAATTCACGAGGCAGATAGTGATATAATTAGCCAAACTACAAGAGATAAATCTTTCAAGGATAGATTACCTAACGGTAATTATTTAGAGAATACAGCAAATCATTTTGTGATTCTTCTTGGAGATAGTCCTACAACAGCTTTGATTTCTATGAAAGCTACTCAATTAAAGGTGAGTAGAAAATGGAACTCAATGATGTTGGGTATTAAAATGCAAGGTAAAAATGGTATGTTTACCCCGCCAACTTATAGCCACATTTACAATCTAAAAACTGTGCAGATGTCAAATGATAAAGGCACATGGTTTGGATGGGACGTAAGTAAAGTTGGACCAGTGTCAGACAAAGGTGTTTATGACATTGCAAAAACTTTTGCTGAACGTGTAGGTAAAGGTGAGGTACAAGCTAAACCAGAAACTCAAGAAGAAACAAAGAGAACTTTAAATCTTTAATAGTTCCTGCGGGAGTGGGCGGTAAAGCGAGAGTGGACCCGCCCACCTTAAATTTGTTATGATTGAGAAAAATTATTCTGGACCGGTTACTTATGAAGATTGGATTAATCTAGGTAGGATCATTATACCCTGTTTAAAGGGTAGACCTATAGTCAAAGGTTGGTCAGATCCAAGTTTTAAAGTAACGAAAGAAGAATGGAAAAAGAATTATCCCCACTGTGAAATAGCGTTAAGATTAGATAGAGACGTTGATTTAGATATTGATAATCAATTAGCACAAAGATTCATAGGTCATTACATAAAAGAATGTAGTGCAATTTCAGGGAGAGAAGGGAATCCATCAAGTCATTATTGGTGGAAAGATGAAATAGAATTTACACAATTTAAACTACCGTCAGAATTAAAACATACATTTGAAAATTTACCTCACGGTGCAATGTTATGCGAATTACGACATGGACATGATAAATATACAATAGTGCCAGGATCTAAACATAGTAAAGCAAACGAATATGTTAAATGGGAGAAATATGCTGGTTTAAACGAGTATACAGGTGATTTAAGAGCAGATGTAGGCAAAGTTGCACTCTCTACCGCACTTTGTATTTTATACGCACCACAGGGCCAGAGAGACGCATATTGTACTGCGATAGCAGGTGTTTTATTAAAACATGCACAATGGGATGTAAATGAAATAGATGAGTTTGTTTATAATATAGCGATTGCTGCAAATGATGATGAGGCTTTAAAAAGAAGATCAAAAGGTTCTAGTGGAGAAAAAGCTAATAAAAATTTAGGACTACCTAAACTAGCAGAAATTATTGGTTGTTCACCAAGAGGTGTTGCAGAATTATTTAGTTGGATAGGTATAAAATATGCTGCAGGCAAAGAAATTGCACAAGAATCCATAGGTGATATAATTGAATATGGAAGTGATAGATACATAGTTAAGGTAAATACTTTAGTTGACGGTGAGATAGTTGAGAAAGAAATAATAGTTGATGGGCCAACGCTTACAAAACAACAAATGTTTTACGATGAAATAATAAGACAGGCATCTCTTTGGGTTCCAAAAATGAAACCAAAAGATTTTGAAACAATTATGAGACAGAAATATTTAAGTAGAACTAGATCTAATAATTATGTTGCAGAGGCAGATGAAGATTATAAATTTAGAAAATATTTTACAAACTATTTAAATAAAGAAGGTATTTATGAAGATAAAGATAATTTAGCAATTTATAAATTACCTTATTTTAATATTAGAAATTATTCTCTTGAGTTTAACCTAGATCATTTTGAAGATGATTTGCAAAAAAATAAAATAAATTTGCCTAGAGTAGACTTAGTTTTAAAAGTACAACGTGTTTTAAAAGCAAAGAAATATCACGGTAAACACAAAGAAAAATCGTGTGTTTCTTGGAGAATAGAAGACCAAAAAGTAGAAAATAGATCGCTCTTATTAGAGGGTGATTACGTTGAAATAACAGGAGAAAAAAATGAATGAGCCCATATTTACATCTGGTCCTCCAGGGACCGGAAAAACTTTTATTGAGTTACGAAAACGATATAAGGAGTTTGTAAAAAAATATAAATGGAATGAGATTGTTGTATTATCTCATACTAACGTTGCAGCTATGGAGATTATAAAAGCTGTAAAAACTTTGCCTCAATTACAAGGTGTTACGATAGAAGACTTAGAAGATCAAATATGCACAATACATAGTTATTGTAGATCTATGTATGTTAAAATGAGTAAATGGGAAAAAGAAGATCACAATAAGTTTGCAAGTAAATTTCCTATAATGAAAAAATGGAAAAAGAAATGGGATAAACATCCCTTATATCAATTTTGTTCACAGGCACACGGAAGAGAAATGACTTCTGAACAATATGCAAAAGTTTGCGATCCAAAATCTTTTGAACCATACAGTGTAAAAATGCTTAAAAATTTAAAAGAAGAATACGATAAGTTTAGAAAAACACCTGGTCAAGAAAGATTATCATTTGAAGATATGATTGATAATTTTTTATTTTATGGAAAAGAACCGGAGGATATTCAAGTTTTAATGGTGGATGAAGCACAAGACTGTAGTAGACCACAAATAAAAGCATTACATAAATTAGCCACTAATATAACAGATCCTGAAGGATATCGTTTTATTGGAGATGCAGATCAAACATTATATCAATATGCAGGTGCAGATCCAGAGTACTTTCATATGTTAGCTCTTAAACATAAAGACAATGAATTAAAAGCAGGACTTAGATGTTGTGAAACAATAAATACAATTTGTAAAAATATAATAGCTCCTGTTTGGAAAAAATGGGGTTACACAAGAACATGGTTACCTGCAGGTGGTAAAATTGGAGAACATAATTTTATTTCTAGAATTGATAAACCTTGTCCAGGTAGTTTTAAACTTTTACAAAAAATAAAAAACACGTTAGAAACTTTTTTATTTGTATATAGAGGTGTGCCATCTGACGATGTCATTAAAACATTTTTTTATAAACATGGAATAGATTTTAGTCACGTAGGTAGTGATCCTCATATAAGCAGAAAAGTTTTTAGATGTTTTAATACTTGGAATAAGTTTTTAAGTGATAAAGTTTCTTTACAACAAATTAAAGAGTATTGGCCTTTAATTGGGGTTAGAGGACAGAATGGTGTTAAAGTAAATAAAATGGGAGAAGTTAAAAATTTAGAATCTCTTATAAATAAAGACTATAATGTTCAAGAAATAATAGATTTAAATTTGTTAAAACCTGATGTTTTACAATACAAAAACTTTAGTGAAGTTGTAACCGACACAAAAATTTTACCTAAAATTCCTTTTATTAAAAAAGTTTTATTAAATAATTTTAATGTAGAAAAAATGCCAAGAGTTGAGTATGGAAATATACATCAAGTAAAAGGTTTAACACGAAACAACATTGTTGTTGATCTTACTGTAACGAGAAGAGAAGATTTTTATGAAGGCCGTAGGTTAGGTTATGTAGCTTATAGTAGGGGTGAATATGATTGTTGGACTATCTTATCACGAACTAATATGTCTTTAGGTGGAATCGAAGCAAATAAAAAAGAAATCTTTAATAAAGGATTTAGTGAAGAGGATTTTCACAATTTTATTATGAGACAGGAAAGAGAAGTATATGACAGAACATAAAAATAAAAATGTTTGGAATAAACAACACGGAGGATCTCACTATCAAAAGTATGTCATACAGCCTAGTAAATTTGTAGTGGAGAACAAGTTGCTATATCCAGAAGGATGCGCTATAAAATATATAATAAGGCATCAAGATAAAAATGGAAAGGAAGATTTAATGAAAGCAATACATTTTATAGAAATGATAATTGAAAGAGATTACAAATAATGTGTAATACTCCAGAAGATTTAGATTTACAAAATGTTGATACTGTTGCTATTGACTTAGAAACTTATGATCCTAACTTAAAAACTAAAGGATTGGGTGCTGTAAGAGGTGATGGTTTTATATGTGGTGTAGCAATTGCTACGGGTAAGGATACTGTTTACTTTCCATTAAATCATACAGATATAGATAAAGATTCATTAGATACAAATAAATTTTGGAATGTTCTTAATGATAAGTTGTTTCAAAACGAAAAAATTACAAAGGTGTTTCATAATGCTATGTATGATGTTTGTTGGATTAGAGCAGTTACAGGAAAAATGTTAAAAGGTAGACTAGTAGATACTATGATTGCTGCTTCTGTTTTAAATGAAAATGAAATGAGATATTCTTTAGATTCTCTTTCTAAAAAATATTTACAAGATTCA